AATACATTAGGATCATACTTCTTCTTCCCCTCTAGCTGATCCTGATACATAACCTCGACATCCTCCAATGCCTTCTCAGCACTCTGCTGCTGCGCTGTACGAATAAGATTACTTAAATCAGCATCCTCACCCATCTTCTGATACAGCACTGACCTGCTGATCTTCGCTTCCTTGCATGCACTGACAAGACTATGCCCTTGCATCACTAACTCAGCAACGCTCTCTGCCCTGCTCTGCGTTAGCCTAGCCATGTTTCCTCCTGACTGTGTGTGGGATAGGGGCAATTAACACATATAAACCGTGGCCGCGCGTCGCGGGGGCGATGCCTTTGTTTTGCTCCCCCGCTGGGTCGCTGCCGTGCGGCGCTGGCAATGCTGCACTGGCAATGCTGCGTGACAATGTCTGCGTTGTGTGTGTGCTGGAACACTTAACAGCGACAAAACCAAATGCAATTCTAAATATTTCGGGCGGATTGCGCTGCCTCATTTTGAGCATTCGATGCATTATATATATATCGCTGTGCATTGCTGTGCTGTGCTTTGCAAAGAATATTTCATAAATATCATTTTTCTTGTTGACAGTCTATCCCTAACCAATGGTAGGGTTCCTTATCACTAGCAATTACAAAGGATCAAATCACATGACACAAGAACAGCTCAAATCAATGTCTGCATACGATCTGGCAATGGACGTATATCAAAAGGCAATGTTTGCAAAAACTAATCTTGGCGCAGATCATCTCGACCCTGCCGCTGTATTGGAGATGCTGCAATTCATCATCGACACAGAACAGCAATCAAACAAATAAGGATCAAAACCAATGGACACATTTGACACAGTTTTTACCATGGCGTTGGGCGTGTTTCTAATGTTTGCAAGCATTGTCTCCGCTATGTCAATCGACCCGCCATTCTGGACACTCATTCTTGGCATTGCTGGCATTGTTTGTCTTGCGATTCCAATGATCGCCACAACTCTTAACGACTAACACTAGCAATAACAAAGGATCAAACACCATGCAACAAATGACAAAGACACAAATGGCCGTGATAGCTGGCCGCAGTGTTTATCATGACCTACGCGCTAAGAGTGTGGCCGACGGTATGGCCGCAAGCGAAAGGGTCGTTAAGAAAAGCACAAACACCAAGCTAGGCAAGCGCGTGACCAAGGGCAAGCTAGCAGGCTTTCCTATCTTTACCGTGACACTGGAAGAACGCGCCACCTGCCCACGCTCCTGCATCCATTGGGGTGATTGCTACGGAAACAACATGATGAACGCCACACGCTACGCGGCAGACGATGCACTGGTTACACAGATAGAAGGTGATCTAGCTTTCTATCAGGCAAAGCACCCTAAAGGCTTTCTAGTTCGCTTGCATGTGCTTGGCGATTTCTTCTCTGTTTCATACGTCGCGCAATGGGCCAAGTGGCTTGGCATGTTTCCTGCCTTGCATGTGTACGGATACACTGCCAATCAACCGGACGCGACGGACAGCCAAGAGCGTGCCGTTGGGCAATCACTGCTAACCCTACGCAATGAATGCGGCATGCGCTTTGCTGTGCGCTTCTCTGGCAGTTACAGCCAAGAGTTTGCCGCGCTGTCATACGATGATGATAGGGCTGTTGCACTTGTCACAGAGAAACAGGCTTTCAAATGTCCAACGCAAATTAGCAAGGCCACCGGCAAGCTTGCAAAGAAAGATGAAGAGACATTAGCGCCAGATTGCGGCGCATGTGGCCTATGCTGGCAAGCCTCTAAGCCTGTTGTATTTATCACCCATTAAGAAAGGATTATAGACAATGAGACAAGTTAGCAAAACATCCGCATTTACGTTTTTAGATTGTATCGTAAAGCGTACAGGAAAGAACACTGCAATCACTCGCACGGGTTTTGTCGAGACTGACAACAAGACAGGCGAGACTGGAAACAGCGAATGTTACTACATGGAGTTGCATGGCAACCCAATTGCCAGCCTTCAATCATTTGAGACATTGATACAGGACAATGATGGTTGGAACGTGAAGCGAAAGCATGCAATTCATATTACGTTGGCAGGTTGGAACACAGTTACGACACGCGAAAGGTTGAACGCTTTGCTGCGTATCCTTGGCAAGGAAAATCTTCATATTGTGCAGCACAAGCACCAAGCATGCCTTGCTACGTTTGCTGGCAACAAGAGGTTGCATCATGTCCTGAATGATAGCCGTTGGTACGACGTGACCGAACTTGAACACATTGCAGAAAGCATGCGCCAACAAGCACAATAACAACTAGGCGGCAGGGGCAACCCTGCCACCCCTTGATGGCATCACGGTGCCATGAAGGGGTGAAGCCACCCACAACGCAACTTAAATAAGGATCAGAGATCATGGCACAATATATGGAAAGTTTTTCAATCAATCAATCCGGCGTCTATGCCATTCAAGAATGGATAGACAGCAACGAAGACAAAAATCCGCGCGTGTTTGATTTATGGGCAAACGGTATCGCATCCGAAATCAACCAATGCGCCAATTTAGATGAGGATATTGCATTGAATGGTGGTTTTGAATATGAAACCGGCCTGCGTGATGGGCAGGGCTATATGATGTTCATATCACTAGAACGCCACCATTTTGATGCAAGCGAGTTAATGTAATGACAAAAGCAATTATAGCAACGCTGATATTCATAGGCTTCTATGCCTTGCTTATCTGGACGCTGTTTAACGTCCTAACAGGTTGCGCATTAGTCAATGACTGGGGCCACCCTGACTGCATGACACCGCTGGATTTTTTTAGAGGCTAACAGAGAAATGGCGGGGGAAAGGATCAGCAAACCCCCGCCATTCACTAGCCAGAAAGGTATAGCATGACAGCAAAGGAATTCAAAGAGGAAAGGCAGCGACTAAGCCTGACCATCAAAGCCATGGCGCAGCGCATTGGAGTCAGTGAGCAGGCCATATGGTATTACGAAACAGGCAAGCGAAAAGTGCCGCAACCAGTGGCGCTGTTACTGCACTGCCTGGCAGAGAAAGGATCAGAGTGATGGATGAGGATATTATGAAAACGAGCCGTGTTGATGTGGCTTATGTGTATGTCAGATTGGCAGGCATATTAGATAGCCGTGATATGGCTTACGCAGCTTCAAGGTTTCTTGACGAGTTGGCGTATAATTTTGAAGTAGACACTGGCTATAAGATTGGCGAGATGCTTGCAGAGAAAGGATCAGACTAATGGATCAGGACATTATTAAGACAGTGCCAGTGGCTGTTATAAAATATACTCATAACAGGCATGGCAGCTTTGAAAACTACCTTTGCCCTGACATCAGGAAAGCACACAAACTAATGCAAAAGCTGGTTTCACAAAGAGAAAACACAGGCTGTATGATAACGTCAAGCAAGGTACAGGATAGCGTTGGAAATGCTGTTGCCCGAATACACATAGACAGACAGCACGAAAAGAAACCATCAGAAACGTATTGGTTACCGTTCTCTGTTTGGCGACATTTGTAAACAATTT